CTAATAGAAGAAACGCCTACGGTGATTTGGGTGACCAGCTCGACATGCAGTACCACGATTCTGTGGACGGCACTTCTACATGGAAGGACCACGTTGCAAAAGTCAAGACTGATAATCCAATCCCAACAGAATAAAGGAATTAAATTATGGCTTACGTTGGAAAAGCTCCCCAAACGGGCGCGTATCAAATTTTGGACGACATAGCATCGTCTTTTACTGGATCAACACCAGGACCGTTTAACTTAACGGTCGGCGGCACCGCTGTGCTTCCAGGAAACGAACAAAGCTGTATTATATCTATTTCGGGTGTCATTCAGGATCCGGCTGCATATATTATTTCTGGTTCTCAAATTACTTTCACATCAAACCCTTCGAGTTCAGATACTTTTTTTGGAACCGTGCTCGGTAATACTTTTGACATTGGTACACCAACCGATTCATCGGTGACTGCGGGAAGTTTAGCCTCAACATTTTTTATAAAGAACGCTCAGACATTAACATCATTGTCAATGGCGGGCTCAACAAACGGAGCGATGGTTGGACCAGTAACTATTAGTGGTACGATCACGATTCCATCAGGGAGTACATTTGTAATTTTATAATGAGCACATTAGAAACAAATTTAATTCAACCAAGCACAGGCACATCTTTAACAATTGGTGCTTCAGGGGATACTATAACTATTCCATCTGGTGCAACAATTACAAACTCTGGAACGGCCTCTGGATTTGGTGGAATTACAGAGGCAGATCAATGGAGAATAAGTGCTAATCATTCTGGAGTAGGAGTTCTTACTGCAAATTGGGAAAGAGTTGATACATATTCATATAGTAAATTAGGAACAGGAATGTCAGAAAGTTCAGGCATATTTACTTTTCCATCAACAGGAATATATAGAATTGATTTTTATGCTTCAGCGCAAGTTACTGGAGGCACTACTGAATATTTAAGAGCTGACATAGATCACACAGAAGATAATGGCACTTATAATACTGCATCAGTTAGTTATTGGAGTGGTTATGCAGGTAGTACTTATGGTAATATTTCACTATTTTCTATTTTTGATGTTACAAATGTTTCTACACATAAAGTTAGATTTGAATTAGGACAGAATCAAGCAAATACACCAGTATTTAATGGTGCTTCAACACAAACAAGAACATCAGCTTTATTTACAAGATTAGGAGATACATAAGATGGATAGAGATTATTTACAAGAAGCTTTATGCACTTTTAATACTGACAACTGGTATGGTTGGAAAACACATGATGATAGTGGAAATAAAATTCCAAACGATCAAAGAATGACTTATGCCAATATTAAAATTATAAAAGAAGGTGCAACAATGCCAACAGAAGCAGAAGTAAATGCTAAGATACAAGAAATAAAAGATGCTGAACAAGCAGCAATAGATAAAAGATCATCTGGTAAACAAAAGTTAAAAGACCTAGGTCTTGACGATGATGAAATTAAAGCGTTAATGGGAGCATAATGGCAAACGGAACATTAAAAGTATCGAATATACAAACAAGCTCTGGATCAGGGACTATTACTATTGGTCAATCTGGAGAGACTGTTACTGTTTCTGGAACACCATCTGGTGAAATAGCGATGACTCCAGCATTTTTGGTTTCTAACTCTGCTAATAATACAGGTAAAACAGACAACACTGCTGTTAAATTAACTTATGATACTGAAGTTTATGATACTGATAGCGCATTTTCTTCTAGTAAATTTACAGTACCGACAGGAAAAGCTGGAAAATACTTTTTTACAGCTAAAAATAGAGTTATAGGAGATTCGGCTCAAGGTACTTCTTTGTTAACAATATTTTATAAAAATGGTTCAGCTGTCGACACATCTACTTATGATATAACTTTAAACGGTAATTACATAGATCAAATGGGTTTTAGTGTTTCGACAACTATGGATCTATCTGCTGGAGATTATATTGAGGTTTATGGAAAAATGAATGTTGCTAGTGGAACATGGGGACAGTATGCAAATGGAACATTTAGTGGATTTAGATTAATAGGAGTATAATGACAAGTATATTAAAAGTAGACACGATACAGGACGCAGACGGTAATAACATTATCAACGAAAGTGGTGCAAGTTGTTAGCACTGCTAACACATCTGCAATAACAGGAAACAACTCGTCGTTCGCTGATAGTGGTTTTAGCGTAACGATTACTCCATCAGCCACTTCAAGCAAAATTTTAATTTTAACCCAAATTGCAGCTTTCAACGATACAACTGCTACATCGATGTATTATAGTATTTATAGAGGAACGACAAATTTAGGTGATAGCTCTACAGGATTTGTCAGAACTTACAATGGTGGAAGTAATCTAGGATCATCTGTTGCTATGAATTTTTTAGATACTCCTTCAACTACTTCTGCAACGGAGTATTCAGTTTATGTCAAAGTAGCTGCTGGTCTTGGATATATTTCTGTAAATAATGCAACATCAACAATTACAGCTTTGGAGGTAGCAGGATGATAATAATAAAAGCAATACTTAAAATAAATCCTAATGCAGAAGTTATTATAAAAGGAGACAATATTGATACTTGCGAAATAGATTGGATTAAAGGAACACCCATCTCTAAGGAAGATATTAAATCAATGATACCAACTGTTGAACAAGAAATTGCAGATGAAGCAACAAAAAAAATTAATGACAAAACGTCAGCAGATGCTAAATTAAAAGCTTTAGGATTAACAGACGACGAAATAGAGGCATTTAGATCATAATGGCAATAACTAGACTAGGCGGAGCAAATGCAATATCAGGAATAATACCAGTGGCTAATGGTGGCACAGGTGCATCTAGTTTTTCACCAGGTAAGATTTTAAATGCATATCAAGCTCAAACAAACACAGCAGTAGATATAGCACAAGCGGATGGATATACAGCAATAGGTTTATCACAAGCAGTAACACCTACCTCATCATCTAGCAAATTTTTATTAATGCCAAAAATACACTACTCTTCATTTGGAGGAGCTGAAGGATTTAATTTAAAAATTGTAAGAGCAATATCTGGTGGTGCGTCTACTGATATAAATGCTTTTCCGACTAACGGTAATTATTTAAGATATATGGATGCTGCTGCAAATTTTTATGACTACTTTAGTTATGATTGGCTAGATTCACCTTCAACAGCATCAGCCATTACATACTCTTGTCAAGCTGCTGTAACTGGTTCTAATAGCACTAAATTTAGTGGATATAATTCTCAAACTTACAGTATGCTTACTATTCTCGAAGTAGGAGCATAATAGATGCTCTTCGGAACTGCTTCATTTGCCGAAACACCTTTTGCATCATTAACCACTGATGGTAATGTAACAATTATAGCAACAGGTAACAACTTAATTGCTAATATAGGTAATCCTAATATTTCAGCTGATTCAGTCACAGAAAATATAACTGGTAATCAATTAACACTTGGCACTGGAACAGTAACAATAGTTGGTACAGCAAATCTTGAAGCATCTAAAAATCCACTAGTTTTAGGAACGGGGAACGTTACAGTTAGTGCAGATGCTAATGTTACGGCTTCTGGAAACAACTTGATTATAAGTAGTGGATCTGTTAGTATTGTTGGAACTGCGAGTGTAGAAGCACCTGCTACGGCTATGACATTAGGAACAGGCGAAGTAGGTGTCATTACGTGGAACGAAATTATACCAGGAGCAACAATGGTTTGGACACCAATAAAACCTTACTAATATGGCATCAACATTTTCAACAGATTTAGCATTAGAATTAGTCGCAACCGGTGAAAAAGCTGGTCTATGGGGAAGTATTACAAATACTAATTTACAAATATTACAACAATCAGCAACAGGTGTAGTTAATGTACCAATGACATCTAGTTCTGATAAAACTTTACTTTTATCAGATGGTGCAACATCTGATGGTAAAAATCTTTATTTAAAACTTACTGGCACAATGACCGGTAATGTTAATTTAATTATACCTGCATCAACAACTGGTGGCACAGCCACTAGAGTCTACATAGTACAAGATGCAACTGATAGAACTACAGCTAATAAATATACGTTAAGTATTAAAACGGCTGGATCATCAAACCCAATAGCAGTTCCCGTTGGAGCAACGATGTTGATTCATTCTGATGGCACAGACGCAAGATTAGATATTTTACAAAAAGGTAATTTTGCAATTTCATCTAGTTCTATTACTGCATACACTGCAGTAGCTGGAGATAATTTATTAATAGACACATACAACGCTCAAGTTACAATTACTTTACCTGCATCACCAACTATGGGAGATGAAGTAAGTATTATGGATGTATCAACATCTGGAGGAGGTTTTGGAACTAACAAAGTAATTCTGGATAGAAATGGATCTAATATTAGAGGTGCAGCTTCTAACTTAGATTTAGCAAGCAACAATCAATCTATTAAGTTAAGATTTACAAACTCAACCAAAGGTTGGCAATACGTATACAACCAAACTACATAGGAGTAACATATGCTTACGAAAATTAAGTTTGCTCCTGGAATTGACAAACAAGATACTTCAGTTGGAGCAGAAGGTCGTTGGGTAGATTCAGATAACGTAAGATTTAGATATGGCCTACCAGAAAAAGTAGGTGGTTGGTCTTCTCTTTTAACAGACACTATTGTAGGTGTAGCTAGAAAACAACATGCTTTTGTTGACACTGATGGCAATAGATATGTAGCTCTTGGCACAGATAAATTTTTACTCTTATATTTTGAAGGTCAGTTATTTGATATAACGCCTCTTGCGACTGCAATCACAGGTGCAACTTTTACTTTTAATGGCACAACCACTGTAACTTTAACAACATCAGCGGATCACGGAATTGCTGTAGGAGACATAATTAGATTAAGCTCTACAACTTTACCAGGTGGCACGACGGGCGTAACAACAGCAACTTTTAATGATATAAACTTTCAAGTTTTATCAGTTCCAACTTCTACAACTTTAACTATACAAGCAGCGACTGCTGGCTCATCATCTAGTGGTGGATCAGTAACTATTACTCCATATGAGGTGGTGGGTCCTGCTGCTCAATCTTATGGTTATGGTTTTGGTATTGGAAACTATGGCGGAACAATTACTGGTGTTGCACAAACAACTTTAAATGGATCGTTGAACGCGGACACTGCTGGTACAGGTGGATCGGGGACCGCGGTTACTGTAGTCTCTACAACTGGTTTTGATGCTGCCGGTACTATTTTAGTAGATAGTGAATTAATTACATACACATCAAAAAGTTCTACACAATTTTTAGGCATTACTAGAGGTGCTAATGGAACGGCAACTGCTGGTACATCAAACGGACAAGCACATAGTAGTGGTGCCGTAACTCAAAACGCAACTAATTTTACTGGGTTTGGTAGTGCGGTGCAGGCATCAACTGTAACTCTTGAACCAGGACTTTGGTCATTAAGTAATTTTGGTGAAGTTCTTGTTGCAACAATTGCAAACGGTAAAACTTTTACGTGGAATGCAGGAGCTGCTAATCCTACAGGAGTTAGAGCATCTACATCTACATCAGGATTTGAAACAACAAACAATCCAACTGCAACTAGAGTTACATTAATATCACCAACAACACGTCACTTAATTCATTTTGGAACAGAAGTAACAATAGGCACACCAACAACTCAAGATGATATGTTTATTAGATTCTCCGTTGATGAAGATATAAATAATTATACACCAGAGGCTACAAACACAGCAGGCACACAAAGATTACAAGATGGTACAAAAATTATGGGTGCATTGGTTGCAAAGGAAAATATTCTAGTTTGGACTGATAATGCATTGTATGCAATGAAATTTGTAGGAGCTCCATTTACATTTGGCTTTGAACAGGTTGGTACAAACTGTGGACTTATTGGTAAAAATGCAGCTATTGAAATTGATGGTGTTGCATATTGGATGGGTAATAACGGTTTCTTTTCTTTTGATGGTACCGTAAACACCTTACCTTGTTCTGTTGAAGATTATATTTATGATGACATTGATACTACAAAAGGACAACAGATTTGTGCAGGCATAAATAATCTATTTACAGAAGTTATTTGGTGGTACCCTACAACTAACGCTGCATTTAATGATAGATATGTAGTTTATAATTACG